ACGCAGGCTTTGGTCGCTCTCCCGGCACACAAGCATACCCAACCGTTCGCGTGTTGAACCGTGCTATACGGGACATTAGTGTAGCGGTTGAGAAGGGTGTACGTCCTCCAATGCTAGTACCCAAGGACAGTTCTTATCGCAAGGATGACCGTGCCGGTGGGGAAATCATGTTTGATCCCCATATCCCCAATGGCGTACCCCAGCCATACATTGTTCCGTTTAACATCCAAAGTGTTGACTGGTTTGTTCGTAGATTGGAAGGTCAAATTCGTTCTGCGTTCTTCAATGAAATGTTTAAGTTCTTTACCCAGCAGGACATTGCTACTACTGAGAAGACGGCATTTGAAGTTCAGATGCAGGCGGAAGAACAGCTTAAACTTTTTACCCCAATCTTCCAAAACATTGTAGACGAGTGCCTAAGTCAGGTTATTGAAAACGTGTTTATTCAGATGTCTTTAGTCGGAGACTTTGATGACTTGCTTGAAAAGTCGGAGCTTGAAAACATTAGCAATTTTAGCGTAGTATACAACAGTCGCATTGCATTAGCAGTTAAGTCACAACGTACACAAGGTCTGGTTAGAGTGGCACAAGCCGCACAGGTCATAGAAGCGTTTGTTCCAGGTGCTGGTGCAAGATCCCTTGACTGGGAACGTGGACTAAAGGAAATTGCCATTAACTCTACGGTGCCTGCCGAAATCATTAATGATGATGCTACGATAGATCAGCTTAAGCAACGCGATGAGCAAATAGCAATGCTTACTCAGCAGTTGCAGCAATTGCAAATGGCTGGGCAGGCCGTCTCTCAAATGGGCGGTGCTGGTCTTTAATTTATGGAAAAAGGAGAGAAGGACTTAGTTAAAGCATATCAAGAATGCTTTAATAGTGACTACGGCGAAACTGTTCTGGAGCACCTTAAGGATGTTTGCAGAATGAATCAGTTTGGCGTAGACCCGAATGTAACCAATGACGAGCTTAGGAGCTACCACTTACTAAGCCGAATCGTCAACTATATTGAGTACATGCGGGGGCTTGAGAACTTTCAAAGACCTGAAGTGGATGGTCCATTTCGGATAATCAACGAAGTATAATGCCTACAAAGAAAACAGCAAAGAAGGTTACCGAAAAGGTAGCCACTAAAACTGCGTCTAAACCCGAGGGTCCGACGCTTAAAGAAAGACTAGCCATGCCCATTGAAGAGGCTTATCCCGATGCTCCAGGACTTTGGAGTTCTCATGGGGATAAAGATCCTGACTTTGTGACTTGGCTAAATAAGAACTACCCTGAAGATTACGAAGTTAAGTATAAGCATCGCTATACTATTCTTGATAATCGAAAAAAACTAAATGGCCCATCGCTTACGAAGCAGTGTGTTGAAGCACAGAAACGTGGATTTGCAGATGCTAAATCTCGTGCGGGATACAGTGCTAATGAGTATGGGTATGAAGGCTTAGTTAAGCATGAGTATAATGTTGGGTATGAAAACGGGGGAGGCACACTGTGAGCGAAGAAACAGTAAACCCACTCGCGGCAGAAACAACAGAAGCACCAGCAACCGAGCAAGTTGAGGCGGCACCCGCCGCCCCTGCGGAGCCAGTTGTTACAGCAAACTTGAAAGAGTTTATTGGTGATGACCTGTCGTTTAAGGAAAACATATTTGACAGACTGCCCTTGGAAGAGGGAGAGAATGTTGACAAATACAAAGCCCTTGGCGATAAGTTTAACTCGGTTGGTAGTTTAGCTAAGTCCTATCTTAACTTGGAGCGTATGCTTTCCAAGGAGAAGATGCCCATCCCTACGGACAATGATGGCGATGAGGTATGGGATCAAGCCTATAAAGCCTTGGGCAGACCAGAGTCTCCCGATGGTTACCAAGCACCAGAAGGTATAGACCCAGACGCAAAGGCAGCAACCGATGCTATTTTTCACGAGGCTGGACTTTCGCAACGTCAGGCATCTAGGCTTTATGGTCAAATTGCTAAAGCACTTAAAGACAATGCCAGCAACCAGCAGGAGCAGTCTACTCAAAGCGTAGAGCAAGCAGTTCAATCGCTAGAGGCAGACTTCGGTCCACGAGGTGGTGATGGCTATCAACAAGCTTTAGACAAGGCTCAGGTAGTTGCAAAGCATCTAGGTTTGGATGTTGCGGACTTTTGGACCATGCCTGGTTTTGCATCTCGCCTAGCGTCTCAATATGATACGTTGATGGGGTCTAAGATTAGGGGTGTTGAGAATACTAGCATAACGTCAGCCCAAAGCATTGACGAGCAGATTTATGACATTCAAAACAACCCGTCCAATCCTTACTACACTGCATACCGAGACGGAGATCGTGCTGCCCACCAAAAGGTCTTAAAGCTTTTTGAGGAAAAGTCATCACTAGCCCTTGGGTAATTATTTAAAATTTTACTTGACATTTTAAATAAAATGGTGTATAATATGCGGCATTCTAATCAGACAAGCTTTATGCCCTGTGTCGGAAGCCCCTGCCAGTGTTGACTGGGAACAGGAAATAAACCTGAACTATAACAACTAATTATATTACAATATGTCCTCACAATATCCTAATGCATTCTCACAGAAGTTTGCTTCGGACGTACATATTCAGTATCAGCAGGGAGCTTCTCGTCTTAAGGGTAAGCTTGCTGAGCGTAGCATGGTTGGTGGAGAAGCTATGTTTTTGCCCCAGGTTGGAGCAATTTCTAGCGGAACTTCCTACACGCGCGCTGCCGACACTGCTTATATTGATACGGTACACGAAACTCGCAAACTAACCGCAACCCCAACTCGTTGGGCAGATCTTATTGATATGCCTGACCGCAATCGTAGTGTTGCCGACTTCCTCGGACCGTATGTCGAAATTGCTTCTGCCTTCTTTGGCCGTTCTTACGACTCCACGGTTATCGCGGCTGCTCTGGACGCTGCAACTGCAAAAGTTAATGGATCTACTTCTGAGTCTTCAGTTACCCTTCCTGCTTCGCAGAAGGTTATCGTCAACTTGAGTGGTTCCAACGAAGGCTTGACCCTTGCCAAGCTCATCGAAGCCAAGTCTATTCTTGGTAAGAATGAGACTCCAATGGGTGAGCAGAAATACTTCGTTCACCGCCAAGAGCAGTTGGACGACTTGCTAAACAACGTAGACAAGGTTAGCGATTCTGACTTTGCGGCTGTTAAGGCTCTCGTAAACGGTGAAGTTAATTACTTCATGGGATTCGAGTTCTGCCCGACTCAGTTGGTTGCCGTTGACGGAAGCGACATTGCAAGCACGTTTGCCTACACTCGTAGTGCTCTCGTAGCTGGCATCACGTCTGCGTTCGACGCTCGCGTTGAGCAGCTTCCCACCAAGAACTACTCGTACCAGGTTTGGTGTGAGCAGGACATTGGTGCTACTCGCGTTCAAGAAGAAGGCGTAGTAGAAGTACTCTGCGATCAGAGCCCATAGGCTCTTTGAATTCTAGGTTCTTCCTAGTCTCCTTGGCTCACCTCCTTTGGGGGGTGGGCTTAGGGGTTTAACATACAAGAAGCATGGCAGTAACAAAAACCGATATAGTAAATTTAGCGGCAACCCATTTGGGGGAAAGAAGGTACACCGATCCTTTTACCGACACTAGTCCAACAGCTGAGCTTCTTAGCTTTCGGTATGATTTTAGCAGAAAAGAAGTGCTAAGATCGCACACCTGGGGATGCGCGAAAAAAGATGTAAGCCTCTCCGCAGATGCAACAGCTCCTGAGCACACGTGGGGCAAAAGATTTTTAGTTCCTCAAGAATCGTTAAGGCTTGTTAACATTGGCAACACTGACCTCGACGACTTGCACTACAAAGAGTACGAACTTAAGGGCCAGTACATACACACGGACTTGGCTGCTCCGTTGAAGGTGACGTACATCAGGGATGAAGAAGACACATCTGTATTTGATGCTTTGTTGGTTGAGTCTATAGCTTTGCATTTAGCCGCTTCATGCTGCATGGCAATAACGGATGATAAAGGTTTGTCTCAAGGATTGTTTTCGTTGTACGAAAAAAAGGTAGAGGAAGCCAAATTTACGGACAGTCTGCAACGTCGCAGGCCGGTTGACAACATGTATGCTTCCTCTGTTTGGGATTCAATCCATTACGGCGGAAAAGACGCATGAGTTTGTGGACTAGGATTAACCGATTTAATGGCGGATTGTGGTCTCCGCTTCTTGACGGGCGTACCGATCTTGAGGACTACAATTCTGCTCTTAGAACCTGCACTGGGTTTGTCCCGCTTAAGTATGGCCCAGCCGAACGAATGTGGGGATTTGAGTATGCAGCCGAGTCTAAGACTAGCAGTAGCATATTGTTGCCATTTAAGTTTAGCCAATCGGTAAACTACATTATTGAGACTGACGGGACGTACATGCGTTTCTTTGACAGTTCTCAGAACGCCATTGGAAACACTCAGGTTACGGTTGACATAGGCGACGTATCGGCTTGGCAAGCAAGTACGGCATACAGGTATGGCGAGTTGGTTAGCAATGGTGGAGTTGTGTACGCATTTGACACGCTCGGAGGTGGCAATTCTGCTAGCACATTTACCGCAGGCAACTGGCATGCTTTGACAGAAACAGAAACAACGGGCACATTTATTTACGAAATCCCGTTGCCAATGAGCCAGTTCACGTCTTACTTAGACTACCCGATGAGGGCACAGGTAAATGATGTGGTCTATTTGGTAAATGAAAATTACGAGCCACTAACCCTGTCTCGTTACGGAGCAACCGACTGGCGTATAGAACAAATTGAATTTACTTTACCTCCGGTCATTGAGCAAAACACTAGCACAACCACGCTAGCTGTTAATGGATATGTTGGCAACGGTGTAACCGTTACCGCATCATCTGCATTATTTGAGGCGGGTCACGTTGGTAGCTACTGGGAGATACGCGAAAAACGTGAGGCTGCAAAGGCGGCCTTAGACCTGCATTCAGGATCATTAGTTAGTGGTCCTATACCAGTTTTTGGAGACTGGACACTAACCACTAATGGCGGTTTTGTTGATGAATTGTATCTTTACAGAAGTGTAGACAACTGGGCAACTGAAGAGTTAATACAAAAATTGCAAGGAAATGGTGGAGGAAACTTAGATTTTACCATTACCGGAAGTGAGTCTAATGCCAAAGCTCAATATGAAATTAGGCAACAAACAAATGGAGGATCAGGACATTCTGCTGCTTTTTTAGTTGTTCCCGCAATTGAGGTTAAAGGCAGTTTTAAAATCACTCAATACACAAGTTCTACTAGCGTAATAGCGGATTGGGTTGAGTCGCTTGACTCTACAGCGGGCGGTGCAGTGGCTGCTACTGAGTTGTGGTCCGAGGGTGCATTTAGCAATGTACAAGGATGGCCTGCTGCTGTTTCTTTTTACCAAGGACGCATTTGGTTTGGTGGTACAGACAATCGCAAGCAAACTATTTGGGGGTCTAAAATTGACAATTTTAAAAACTTTGGAACTTCTGTTCCTAACGTATTGGCAAGCGATGGCGTAAGCTACACGTTGTCTAGCGTAGAACAGAATAAGATTAGATGGTTTGCTGGAGAAGATGCTTTGCTAATCGGAACGTCTGGAGAAGAATACTCTTTGCGTGGTGCCGACAACAATGCTATATCTGCTACATCTGCTCCTCTAATTCAGGTTCAAAGTTCAATTGGCAGTGCTTACATACAGCCAAGACAAGTTGGCGGCACGGTGGTTTTTGTTAGTCCCGAAAGACAGCGTGTGTACGAATTGTCATACGACTGGAGAGCCAGAGGCTATGCAGCCGAAGATTTGACTAGGCTTAACGCTAAAAACACTGGAGCCACTAGCCGAGCATACACTCAAATTGCCTACAGCCAAGATCCATATAGAATATTGTGGCTGCCTAACACTGGTCAGATTGACTGTTTGATTTGGGAAAAGCAAGAAGAGGTCCAAGCTTGGTCTGAACGCAAGCCTAACGAAAACGGGCTAGACCAATTTTTGAGCGTAGCCTCTGTGTACGGATCGGACGAGGATGACGTTTGGGTTATCTACCGGAACTACATAACTGGAGTTTCGGACAGCAAGATCCAAATAATGCGTCTGCGTTCTTCAGAGAATACCCGAAATTACCAATGGTTTTTAGATGCTGGCAAGGTTGTAACTGGAGCAGAAAGCGATACCACGTATCCTGACCCGAATCTTGGCAGCGATTACACTCTCGTTACGGGAGCAGA